CCATTTAAAAATCCTATAAAAACTTCTGCTTCGGCAAGTGGATAAGTTTCAAGACCATATTCTTGAAAGCGTTCTATGCCTGTAATTACTTCATCACTTAAAGCCATAACCTGAACCGTTTGTGTACTCTCACTATTATCAATTGCATACAATATAGCTCTTCCGAGTAAAAGAAATATCTTTTTTCTTATCGGATCTGTTAATCTTTTAAAATCTCTAAGGTTCATTCTGTACTCCTAATTATCAATTTCTTCGGTCTCAGTTAACACCCGCTTATATTTACTCCAATCGAATTTTGTCGCAATACCTTCAATTGGTGTTTCTATAAGTTTAAAAGTTTCAGGATCAACAACATTTATACTTGTTACTGAACCACCATCAACATCAAGAGTAAAAGAAGTAGAAGCAATCAATAATTCCTTGTGAACCCCTAATAAATCATCCTTAACATTAACCAGAGAATTTAAAGGCCAAACCTTTCCATTTGTTTGAGTCCATCCTTGAACGATATACTCAATACTTCTTGACTTCCCTGCCCGATTTCTCGCCTCCCAACTTGCCCGATCCTTACATCTTCTTAGATCACCTGCTGTTTCTAAAAAGAAAACCATCGGTCTATATCTTAAAATAACATTATCCCATGCTTCACCAGATGGATTAGTCGTTGCAAACAAAGACTTCGCATCCTTCCCAACGCCCTGCCCTTTTACTATATACTTTTGGAACCTGTCTTTATTTGATTGCTCCATAGCCGCAGATATTATGTTTACACCAAATTCAAGAGCGTCACTTGCCTTCGCAACCGTTCCCGCTCTTGTTAATGTTAATTTCCCATCACCATAACTAACAGGAAGAATCGCTTTTGCATTACAAAGAGAAATAATTAAATCAAAAACAACATCCCCTTCATTTGCTTTAAATGATTCTGGAACTATATATTTTACGACATCAGTAACAGAACTATCAACAACAACATTTATATTATATGGTTTACACAAGGCCTTTACAATAGACAGAAGACTTTGCCCAGAGAATTCAGTTTCATTTGACGTTTCCCAAAAACTTTTTGGCTTTACTGATTTTACTTTTGTTTTTACGAAAGAACAATCCACAAGGTCTGCCGTTTTATCTCTACCTCCAACTTGAATGCTATGGCTTTCAGAATCATATGCAATCGGAATGTCTTCTATATAACCTTTTATGATTGACTGTCCATTTATTTCTACAACGCATTTATCTCCAAGTTTAAAATCCCACTTATCTCCATGACCGGGATATTTATCGGTTACAGATAATCCAAATGCTCCTGTCATTTGATATAAAGACTTATCAATTTGTGCAGAAGTCCATCCGTCAAATCGCTTGCCGTTTACGCTTAGAACGGGTATGTTTCTTTTATCATTCATTTAAAATATTAATCTCCACACCACCCGGTAAAAATCCGGGATGTTTTATTGTCGGAGTATTTCTTTCAATAATTTCCTTTTCACGATCCAAATTCATATACTTATCATATGCAACTGTTAATGTAGAAGTAACATCAACACCAATCAAAACGGTTTGTGTTTTTGAAAGAGATGAAGTAATTGCCTCCATTGCCCGAACAAAAATAGGTCTAAAATTTTTCAAAGCCTCATAAGAATATGGATCTGAAATAGATATATTGTAATCTGAATATGTAACATTTTCTGAATCGTTTCCAAGTTTAAGAAGAAAAGCATCTATGGCATCTAAAATATTATCTCTAACTTCAATAGCCATTTCGTAACTCGTATATTTTATTCTGACAGCAGTACGAGCAGCAATCAGAATTGAATTCAATCTCATAAAATTAACTGTTGCAACTGTATTTGCAGACTCAATTGCTCTTGTCTTTGTTGTAATATTTATGACCGGTAAAACTCCTCCATATTTATTATCCGTTGATACCGTTGTATCACCAAAAGAGTTTAATGCCAAACATGAATCAACAGTTGTCTTTCCAACAATTTCAGGTATGCTTCCAGAATCAGAAGTCGTACTTGCTTCATATCCTCCTGTTGTTAATTTTGATTCTGAATCCGTAGATGCACCGGACATAGGACCGGAAGAAATACCCCTTACAACGGCGCTACAAGGCCCAAACAACTGTTCAATTATTGTATCACCATACATACCACCAAAACTTAATAATCCATTTAACATTCCTACTGCTTTATTTGCAAAAGAACAAGTGTCTGCTATTTCCGGTAAAGTAATTGCAGAATATGATTCGGAAAGGTATCTTAATGCTTCTGCAACTTGAGTAGGCATTGCCCCTTGAACAGCAAGTGTTACCTGTTTTATCATAACATTTAAACTATCCATAGAACTCTTAATTGAATCTGCAACAAATCCAACAGAGTTTGCATAAACATTTCCAAGTCCGTCCTTTGAATCTTCTATTGCTTCTGACACAGCAACATCAACATCCCCGACAGGATCTTGAACTATTTCTGGCTGTTTAGATACAACATTATCACCTTCGCCAAGTGGAGTAGATGCCGCCCCTACTTGAACAAAAGTCATTGTAAAATTAGCAATGCCGCCCCTTGAAAATGACTCTGCTATACTTGCCTTGCCAACAAGATTTACTTTTACACTTCCAAAAAATGGATGAATTAATGTTCCCGGACCCTTCTCTTTAAGGGCCGCAATTAATCGATCTCTTTCATCGAAGTAATCTTGACCGTTCTCTTTGTTCTGAACGACATATCCAGTAATCGTAAATTCTGAAACATCAAGGCCAAGATCTTCAATATATGGATCGTCCTTTTTAGGATACCGATGAACAACAGTTTTCCTCCCGATACTTGCATCAGTATTGCTTACAAAGAAAAAAGCATTTCTAAAAGAAGCCTTCTTCCTTAGTTTATTCGATGCGTCTGCCCAACTTAATCGATCTTTCCAAGACATTATGGATAACCTCCCAAGTATGCTTCAGTTGCGATCATTGCTTTTGTCGCACCTTTACTCTTTACCTTTTCAACTACTGCTGATGATCCTTGTTCCGCAGCAACTCTTATTTTTACTTCTGTTTCCGATTTTTGTGTATTAATTGTATTTACTGATTCTCCAGTATCAGGGCCAAAACCACCCATACCAAGACCCCCGCTCATATTTTCACCAGCACTCTTAAAACCACTTCCCAAAAATTCTTTCAGGTACTTCGCCTCTTGTTTCAAAAATTGCCAGTTGTCATAAACGGCTTTAATCGCCATTGCAACAGCAGTAAATGCAGCAGCAAAAGCTAAAGCAGGGGCAGCAAAAGAGACCATTAACCCAAGAAGTGTTCCAAGACCACCAATCGCCGTAAGACTTCCAATTGCAGAAGCGAGAAATCCAAAGACCATTAACAAAGGCCCAAGAGCAGCAGCAAGAAATCCAACTACCATTATGACTGCTTTTATAGCCGGATTTAATTTTGTAAACCAATCAACTATCGGCTTTAAAAAATTAATGATTCCAATTAAAACAGGCAGAAGAATATTCCCAAAAGAAACGGCCAACTGTTTAACTCTATTGCTAAACATTATTAATTGAGAAGCAACATCTTTATTTCTTTTCGCCGCTTCTTCCGTCAACGCTATATTTTCTTTATATGCCTTTGACGATTTTTCAATTGTTTGCCTAAACATGTCTCCAGAACCGGCGGCTCTCAATAGAGCATCCGCAATCCTCATTCCATCCAGCCCCAACTTATCTAAAATAATATTTACATTCTTTCCTTCCTTATCAAGTCGGCCCAAACCTTCTGTAACTTTTATTAAAGCTCCAACAGCATCCGTCTTCCATTGCTCTTCAAATACTTTAACCGGCATTCCCGCAACCGTAGCAAAACCTAACATTTTTTGACTACCAGTTCCAATTTCTTTATCTATCTTTCTCATGATTTGAGAAAATGCCGTCCCGCCAGATTCCGCTTTAATACCAAGCTGAGCCAAACCCGCTGCAAGCCCCAATATTTCCGGTTGGGCCAATCCAATAATACTACCCGCACCAGCAAGCCTTTGTGTCATGTTGAGAATTCTATCTTCAGTTGTCGCTGTATTATTCCCAAGATAAACAAGAGCAGAAGCAAAATTGTCAAAATCCTGCTGTGACATTTTAGTCACATTTGCAAATTGAGCAATCTGTGTAGCTGCTAATTGCATATCTAATATAGGAGCAGCAGCACCAAGGTCTGCCATCGTCTTCACGAAAAGCGGAATATTTTTTCTTTTTACATCAAGTTGACCAGCCGTTTCTGCCAAAGCAAATAATTTATTTGTTGCAACGGGAACCTTTAATGCCAAATCCAAAATCTCTTTTTTCAAGGCGGCATATTGAACTTCGGTTGCATCAACTGTTTTTCTAACCCCGGTAAAAGCACTTTGAGAATTCATTGCCATTTTAATTGCAGCACCACCCATTAAAGCAATAGGCAATGTCACTTTTAATGCAATGTCTCTTCCAACAGCACTCAGCCGCTTTCCCATTTTCGTAAAGCCAGATCGTTCAATACTCCTTCCCGTTTTAGCCATACGACTATCAAGCATTCGCAATCTTGCACTTAAACGATCTACTCCAGTTCCGGCGGTCTTAAAAGAAGTTGTCATCGTTCTGAGAGGTCTTGAAACATTACCAATTGACCTCCCAATTTTGCGAAGTGGTCCCGTCGCTTTGTCAAGCACTTTTAAAATAATACTAATGTCATATTGGTTCGCCATTTTATATATTCCCTCCAACCCACTTTGCAACTTTTGACATTCCTATATGCCAAAACAAAAGTTCTTTCATTTCCATTTCCCAAATTTCACTCGCCGGAAATTTGTAAATGTATGCGACCCCCCAGACTACTTCTCGCCAGTCGAGAGGGACGTTGATAAAAAATTTCCTAATTCCCCTGCAATTTCGATAAGATCCTCAAGATCCATTTCATCAACACATTCTATAGGAATATTGGCAAGGGCAGAAATCAAAGGAATCATTTCAACTGGTTTTACTTCCCCATCACCCTCAAACATTGAATCAGGCAAATGTCTTAAATGCTTTGCCTTTAAACGCCCGAGTCGAATGGAATCAACTTTAATATTCCCACCATCCTTTTTTGGAATATCAATCGGAAATTTTAATTTTATAACTTTTTCTTCTGTACTCATTTATTTATTCCTTTTATTTTTTATTAAATACTAATTATGTTTCGCTGGTATTTTCTGTCCAAAACGGACCTTCAAAAATAACCGCTGTTTCACCTTCGCCAGCAGTCAAAGTAAAGTTGCGAAGACAAGTCGCCCCTTCCATCACGTACTCTTTTCCACCACCAGCGGCCCGAAAAATAACGGTTCCATTTTCTCGAATTCTTGCAAGATCAGAAAGACTGACATCACTCCGATCTGTAATTGTAACTTCACATCTTGCAGGAACTGGCTTTTCAATATATCCATGACTACCGCTGTCACCTTGAATTGCTTCAAGTTCATAGTTTTGTTCCCCTGAAATACCAATACCAGAAGCCGTAGCGCCAGCCTTATTCAATAATAAAACTCCATTAACCAAAATTTCCACTCGACCAGTAATTCGTTTTGCCATTTTGAAATCCTCCATTAAAATATAAAAGAAAAAGAATGTTTGTGAGGGAGTTAATCCTCCCTCACAAACAAATCAAACAAACAAATTATATCTAAAGAATGAACTGAATATTTCCGGCAAGGACTCTAAATTGATTAATCAAATCTGCCGGGAGTAATACATCAACACGATTTCGGTCTGCCAGATTTCTTTCAACAACAAGGTTATCAATAAAGTCATCCAGATTTTCAATCAGACCAACATCCCTCAACAAAGTAAACAAGGCAATCGTTTCTTGTTTAACTGTTTTGGGAGTAGCAACATTCGATCCCGGTTGAACAGGAAAAGTATCATCGGCCAATTTGAATCGAGGAATAATAAAACGATTGACCATTCTGGTTTTATACTGATACCGAATTTCTCCCAATGTCGCCAGCGTTTGAATATCCAGATAACTTGGATCAGGAGTGCCAAGAGCATTTTCTTGATAAGAAGTAATACTCCGTTCGATCAAAACATTTCCACCAGAATCTACAATCCATGTTGCAATTCCATCATACAAAAGGGTATCACGTTCTGAACGAATATACCGATCCGAAATCGGAGGAGGCAAGATGCCTTTCAATTTCAGGGTGTGGAGTGGTCGGGCCGGATCTATATTAAGGTTCCACGCCGCCTGAGCACCCCATGCAGCCGCCCATCTTTCGGGCGTTTGCGGTGCATTGGTATTTGCAATGATCGTGTTGTGAGGACTGTTCCTTGTGTTACCAAGAGTAGTAGCACTTGCCATTGCTCCACGGACACAAGTAAATCCATGACCCTGAAGATCTTCAAGAGGGAGAAAACGATCTTCCAATTCGTCTTCGATTTCCGTTAAATTTGCAGCAGCAATATAAGGTTGAATAATATAATGGAATTGCTCCCCGGCGATTACTGCCCAAGCGTCTCCAAGATCAGGATCGGTTGCGCCACCAG